GTGCTTGAAAGTCCACTAATTGTTCCTGAATAAGCAAATACATAAGTTCTAAATGTACCTGCTGCAAATGTTATATTTTGTATTCCACCTGCTGCTTGAGTCCAAGTAGTACCATTTAAACTATATTCTAAATATCCAGCAGTACAATCACCATAAACTCCTGTTAATATTGCTCTATACTTTGCACCATCTCTAATTTGATTCATAGTTAAAGATAGATACGTTCCTGTAGTATTTGTATTAACAGTAAAATTCGTGCTACCTCTTTGAATCACACTACCAAACACTTCTAAAGGTACGAAGGTTTCAGTAGCTAAATGACTTTTTATATCAGCAGAAACATCACCAAAATGCTCTACATTTAAAGTGCCAACATTAATAAGACCTGAATCTAATGTTCCTGTTGTAATACTATTAGCACTAAGATTGGAAACTTTTGCATCGGTAACAGCATTGTTTGCTATCTGAGTTGTATCTACTCCACCTGATTTGATAATTAGATTACCACTACCATCAGTATCAATAGTTACATCATCTATTTGTAATAAATCTGCATTTAAACTACCAGTTGTTATATTGTCTGCATTTAAATTAGAAACAGTTACATTTGATGCATTTAAGGTGCCAGTGGTTATATCGTTTGCAGATATAGTTCCAAATACACCTGAAGCAGAAGTTAAAGTTCCTGTTGCTATTTCTCCTGCTGTGATAGTATTACTTGCTATTTGTGCTGCTGTTATTGTACTTGCTGATATTTCTGATGCAGTTATAGTATTAGCTACTATTTCTAAAGCTGTGACTGAATTAGCTGCAATACTATCTTGATTGACAGCATCAGTTGCTATTAAAGCATTAGTTACAGCATCATCAATAATCTTAGCCGTACTAATAGCATCATCATTTATTAAAACTGTTGTAATAGCACCATTTGCTATTTGACCTGTATCTACACCACCTGATTTAATAATTAGATTACCACTGCCATCAGTATCTAAAGTGACATTATCTATTTGAATATTATCAGCACTTAAAGTACCTGTACTAATATTATCTGCATCTAAATTATTTACAGTAATTACTGAAGCATCTATAGTTCCTGCTGTAAGTTTATCTGCTGTTAATGAATTAATCTTTGCATCAGTAACAGCTAAATTTGCTATCTTTGCAGTTGTAATACTAGCATCAGCAATTTTTGCTGTATCAATAATTGCATTAGCTATCTTTGCATTGGTTATAGCTAAGTCTGCAATTTTACCTGTAGTGATTGCCAAATCATTAACTTTATTTGTAACAATAGCATCATCTTGAATATCAGTTGTTCCTGTAGGAGCATCACCAATAGTAAAAGTTAAAGTAGCTGGAGATGATTCTGAACCCAAAGTATTTAATGAGCTAACACTTGCAACATAGTTAGCATCAACTGGTAAAAAGTTTAAATCACAATTTTCTACATCTACTATTCTATTCAGAACTTGATTGCTAGAACTATCTACAACATTAACTCTATATTGATAATCAGGAAAATCTGTTGGCTCATTCCAAGATAAGAATGGTCTACCTGTAGAACTAGAATCAGTATCAGTAAATGATAATCCTGTTGGAGCTTTTACTGCATAAGCAGAAGGTAAGTTAGCTAGTTCTTCTACTGGTTCTTGAGGTGGTACTTCCCATGTATAAACATCAAAGTATTCTATTAAGCTGACTGCAACTAATCCATTTGGTTGTAATTCTAATGCTTCAACTCTACAAACTTTACCTGAGAATCCTAAACCTGCATAAGTTAAATCTACTATGTCTCCTACATTAAGTTTATACATCTCAGGAGTTCCTAAGAACTGCATAGTAGTCTGATTTCTACTTCTAGTTAAGATTGCCTTACCCATGTTATAAGCTATGTAAGGGTCGCTTATATAAGGGAACTCAGCTTTAATTTCTAATATCTCATCACCATCATCTGAATAATATTCAGGATTTGCATCATGTAAAACTGTAGCTGTATCTAATTCATATTTTTTATTAGCATTAAAAAATTCAACAATAACTTTATTTGCTTTCTTATCTTTGTTTCCATAATCAACTGATATACCAGCATCAGCAATAATATGATTGTCATTAATACTAAATGTAGAAGTACCTGTATCTTCTATTGATAATTCATACTGACCATTAATATAAAGAAAAATACCTCGCATGTTTGCAAGAAGCTCTTTAGCATTTTCCATTACATTTTTATTTGTATCTAAATAACCATTGCAGTGAAATCTTTTAACTTTTAATAATGAAGAGCCAGTTTGAGAAGAATAGGTGCTACTAAAAGTGCTATTTATATAAATAATATATTCTTCATTAGAATCAAAGAATTGATTTCTTTGCACATCAATAATTTCATCACCATCTATAACACCATTACCATTAGCATCAAATAAATCTAATAGCTCACCTATTTTGTTTTGCCACCAAACATCATTGGGATTTGCTCCTGCAATAGTCAAGAAGTTATCACCACTATTTGCACTCCAAGTAAGTGATTGTGCTGAACCATTAAAATAAGGCTGGTCAACCTCTGTATCACAAACATTAGCAGCAGAGCTAAATGTAGTCATATTAATTTGTGATGCTGTTAAACCTTTTCCATATTCATTGTTAGTAATGTAATCTAAGAAACATAAAGCTGGATTATCAGAAAATTCATAAGTGGATGGAGTTCCGAATGTTTGACCTGAATCTCTTGGGTCATAAACCTTCTTACCCCTAACCTGAACTGTTAGTTGTGGCACTCCTGACCATATACCCTCTTTATCATAGCCATAATGAGCAGCTATATAACAAACACCATTTAGCTTATGAGCAGAAGTCCAGTTAGGCATAGAAGCAACAAGCATTGGGTCTGCTGTCTGTGATGCAGCTCCATGATGTAGATTCATAACATATCTATATTTAGATGTAGGACTTGTACCAAATTGACCAGCACCAGCATCAATACCAGTACCATTTTGTGAAACTGTATTTAATGAACCTGAACCTGAAGATATTTTATCTGAACCTATATAACCACCATCTCTAAATCTTGCTGAATCAGTTAAAGGATTACCATCTAGCTCAATAGTCCTACCTAGTATTTCATCACATTCACCAACTGATAAAGCATAGACAACATATAAATCTCTTGAGTCATTCCCTGATACATCCATATAGATAATCTGAGCACCAACCCTTCTAGTTCCATAGATAACAGGTATCTTTCCACCAGCAGATGTTTTATTAGCTAATATATCTTGACCTTTGCCAAGCATATTTTTTGCTTGCAAAAATCCTTTTACTCCCATAACAGCAGTAATTATTTGAACAGCAGTTACAACATTTTGAATCCATTTTGTTTTAGCGTACCACTCACCAATAGCTGCAAAAAATTCAAACATTACATCCCCCACCTAACATCTTCTTTAACTTGAGTTGCAAATTCCATACCTTTGTCACCTGAACTAAAAGTTTGTTGAGATTCATCTGAATAATGTCTGCCCATAGTTAAATTCCAGTTTGCCCAATGTGATGCAACTGTCATATTCAATGTTGAGCTTTCTAATGTTTCAGATATAACTACGTTTCTAATTTGCCCAGTAAAGTAATTTATTGCACCTACAATAGTTTCATCTGCATTAAAGTATGCTAAATATATGTCAACTGTTTTATCTGTAAAAGCACCATCTTGAACCAATGACCTAACTTGGTCAGTAATATTAGAAAATCCTAAATTAATTTCGTTAACTTGTAGTTGTCCAGTTTCAGTTGTTGAATCTATAGATAAAAAAGAACCACCAGCTTCATAGCTATTAGAATCATAAGTTACATTAGAATACCAATCAGTCAGCCTGATAGTAGATGATAAGTTGAGTTCAACTAGAAAAGCTGTTTTAGTTGCTGTTGATGATACTTGAGTTTGTAAATCAGATGATAAACTTCTAGGCATTAGGTTATAACCTCTCTAACATCAAATGAAATACTATAAAAACCACTAGCATCTGTTGAATACATAATCTCATTATTTTCAA